ACTTTCTTAAACCGTTAAGAGATCATGGCATTACTATGGATATCATTTGTGGTAACCATGACACATACTATAAGAACACTAATGAGCTTAACTCTCTCAAGGAGCTCTTAGGTCATTATATGAATGAAGTAAATATACTTCATGAGCCTACTGTGATGGATTATGCCGGATTTAAGCTTGGCCTAGTCCCTTGGATCTCAGCAGAGAACGAAGCGCAATCATTAGACTTTATCGCTAATGCTAAATGCGATTGGCTTGGTGGTCATTTTGATATCGAAGGATATGAGATGATGAAAGGTCGTAAATGTGAGCATGGACTAAACCGCTCTATATTTAAGCGGTTCGAGAAGGTATTATCCGGTCACTTCCATACTAAGTCTCAGCAAGATAATATTGAATATCTTGGATCACAGATGGAGTTCTTTTGGAATGATGCGCATGATAAAAAATATTTTCATATACTCGATACTGAGACTAGGGAACTCACTTCTATTCATAACCCACACACCCTTTTCCATCGTATCAGATATGATGATAGTGAGTGTGATTATCTTCATTACCCTTTGGATGATGTAGAAGGTAAGTTTATTAAGGTGACTGTAATTAATAAAACTGATACGTTTGTGTTTGATAAGTTCATTGATAGACTACAACAACGTAATATACTTGAGCTTAAGATAGCAGAAAACTTTAACGAATTTATTGGAGAAAATGTCCAAGATAGTGAAATATCAGTTGAAGATACTTCTGCTTTATTATATACTTATATTGACGCTGTTGACACTGATCTGGATAAAGATAAGATTAAATCTCAGATGTCGGACCTTATGTTAGAAGCTCAAACCTTAGAAGTAGCATGACAACAACTATAAACATTGAGGTATTGTGATGAGTAAGAAACCATGTGAATCTTTTTTCTGTACTAACAGAGTTCCTGCTAAGTATCGCTATTGCTATAACTGTGCCAAGAAAAAGGGCCTTCATAGTAGCGGATCAAACTGGGCTTGGTGGGCATTGCTTTTCTTTATCGTTATAGTGTTATTTGGGTGATCTAATTGATAAATTTTAAGACATTAAAATGGAAGAACTTTCTTTCAACTGGTAATAACTGGTCTTCGATAGACTTAGTGAAGAATAAAACCACTCTTGTTGTCGGGGCTAATGGCGCCGGTAAGTCTACCATGCTGGATGCTTTAAGCTTTGCTTTGTTTGGAAAGGCCCATCGTAATATATCTAAACCTCAGTTAGTTAACTCTATTAATAATAAGAACTGTGTAGTTGAAGTAACGTTTAATGTACATGGTTCAGATTTCAGAATTGTTAGAGGTATTAAACCCAACATATTTGAAATATGGAATGGCGCTACGATGATCAATCAATCATCTCATGCCAAAGAGTACCAGAAGATCCTCGAGCAAAACATCTTGAAGCTTAATCATAAGAGCTTCCATCAGATTGTAGTGCTAGGCTCCTCCTCCTTTATTCCTTTCATGCAGCTAAGCTCTATGAATCGAAGAGATGTTATCGAGGATCTTCTGGACATTAATGTATTCTCTAAGATGAATAATATATTAAAAGAGAAAACCAGCTTATTAAAGGACCAGATTAAAGATGCTATACATCAGTATGACGTCACAACAACTAAGCTTAACGCTCAGAAAAAATACATTAAAGACATCAAAGCAATTAATGAAGAACAAAGGGAAGAGAAGCTCCAACTCATCTCAGATTTCCGAGATGAAATCGAGACTCTACAGAGATCGAACACGGAGCTTAGTGATACTATACAATCTGAACTACCGAATTCAGAGGCAGAAAGAAAACAACACGAAGATAAAATTAAAGAGCTTGAAGCGTTCAAGACTAAGTTTAATACAGAAGTCAAGAAGATCGTTAAAGACGTCCAGTTCTTTGAGAAAAACGAAATCTGCCCGACCTGTGATCAAACCATCACTGAGGAGACAAAAGAGGCCCATATGCTGGAAGGAAAAGGCCGAGCGAAAGAACTCCAGGCGGGAATTAGTAAAGCTGATGAAGGACTACGTGCCGCTCAAGATGCACTGGTAGCAGCAAATACTATTATAGATAAATGTAGAGAATATCAAAGTGTACTTGCTGCTAATAACCGTTCAATTGCACAATTTCAAGCATCAATTGACCGCACTCAAGAAGAGATTGGTAAGCTTAATAATAACGTTGATATGGATCAAGCTAATAAAGATCTCAATTTCTTTAAAGAGTCTGGAGATAAATTAATAGAAGAAAAGCTTGCACTTAGTGAGCAATTAAATTATAATGTTATTATGAGTACAATGCTCAAGGATACCGGTATTAAAACTAAGATTGTAAAGCAATACCTACCAGTTATTAATAAGCTTTGTAATCAATATCTAGATATACTGGACTTCTATGTGTCATTTAACTTAGATGAGTCGTTTCAAGAAACTATCCGATCTCGATTTAGAGATGCTTTTTCATATGATTCGTTCTCTGAAGGAGAGAAACAACGTATTGATCTAGCATTACTATTTACATGGCGTGTAATAGCTAAGATGAAGAATAGTGTTGCAACTAATCTTCTTATACTTGATGAGACATTTGACTCGTCTTTGGATCACGAAGGTGTGGATAATCTAATGAAAATCATCTATACTTTAGGGGACGAAACGAATATATTCATTATATCTCATAAGAGAGAATTACTTGATGATAAGTTCGAGAATAAACTAGAAATAGTAAAAGATAAAAACTTCAGTAGGATTATATAATGGAAATTAGTACTAACACAGTAAAGCTATTGCAGAACTTTGCATCTATCAATAGTAATATAGTTATTCAACCAGGCAATACTATTATGACTATTTCGGAAGCTAAGAATATTCTATCTCAGGCTACTCTATCAGAACAGTTTGATAGAGAGGTGGGTATATATGATCTTCAGAACTTCCTGTCAGTATTAGATTTGGTAGATAACGCATCTGTACAATTTAAAGATAATTATATACTGGTAGGTGGCAATGCTGGCCGTTCTATGCTAAAATATTATTATGCTGATTCGGAAATGCTTACTTCCCCATCTAAGCCTATCAATATGCCGAAAGCTGATGTGTCATTTACTCTTGATCAATCAACATTAAATAATCTTAAAAGAGCTGCTAATATTCTTCATCACACTCAACTAATGATTGAGCCTGATGGAGGTTCAATTAAGTTATCTATCGTAGATCTCGAGAATACAACAGCTAATACATATTCGATTGTAGTTGATGGAGAATATAATATAGATAGTTTTAAATTTATCTTAAATATTAACAATCTTAAATTAATTACAGATGACTATCAAGTAGATATATCATCTAAACTAATATCTCAATTCTCTAGCGTTAACCATGACGTTAAGTATTGGATTGCACTAGAAAAGACATCAATTTATGGAGTATAATATGTCAAAAGAAGAAGAAGTACGATTGGCTCATGAGTCTCACGCCCCTGTTTATGATTTAGCTAACCGGGTCTGTCGATCTACTATTGCTGTTATCGATACTATGGTACAGCGAGGAGCTGTTAAGGGGGAGGAATTATCTACCCTAGGTCAATTACGCGATCAATCCGCGCAGTTGATTCAAATGTCAGAGACTTATCAGCAAGATCAAGCAGCAGAAAGCGAATAATGAGCAAAGATTTCCTCTGGGTAGAGAAGCATCGGCCTACTAAACTAGCCGATGCTATCTTACCAGTCCAATTGAAAGAGACTTTCCAAGCTATAGCAGATGGTGGTGAACTTCCTAATATGTTGTTCTCTGGCACTGCTGGCTTAGGTAAGACTACAGTAGCTAAAGCTCTATGTAATGAGCTTGGGTTAGATTATATTGTTATTAACGGATCTGAGGAAGGAAACATTGAAACTTTAAGAGGTAAAATTAGACAGTTTGCCTCTAGTGTGTCATTGCAAGGTGGATATAAAGTTGTAATATTAGACGAAGCTGACTATCTTAATCCTCAAAGCACTCAGCCTGCCTTACGTGGATTTATTGAAGAGTTCTCTAATAACTGTAGGTTTATCCTTACTTGTAATTTTCGTAATCGTATTATTGAACCTCTCCACTCCCGTTGCTCTGTATATGAGTTTAACACCTCTAAGAAGGATATGGCAGAGCTAGCAGGTATGTTCTTTAAACGACTTACAAGTATACTTGACGAAGAAGGTGTAACATATGAAGGAAAAGCTGTCGCTGATCTGATTATGAAGCATGCTCCTGATTGGCGTCGAGTGTTAAATGAAGCACAGCGCTTTTCTATTAGTGGTAGTAATATAACTACCCTAGATAAAAGTAGTACTATTGGATTTGATGATCTTACTCAACATTTAAAATCTAAAGACTTTAAAAAAATGAGACGCTGGGTTGTTGATCATACTGATCTTGATCCAGTTGCTATCTTCAGAGGTCTATACGATAATATGAATACTTATGTTGTATCAGGTAGTATCCCCCAGCTTGTTCTTATACTTGCTGATTACCAATATAAAAATGCCTTTGTTGCTGACCATGAATTAAATACGGTGGCTTGCTTAACAGAGATTATGGCCAACGTGGAATTTAATTAGGAGACCTCTATTGCTTAAACTGTATACTCAACCTTATTGTATGTATTGTGATAGAATGAAAGAAATGCTAGATGAGTGTAAATTCAAGTATATTTCTATCGATATACAATCAGATAGATCAGCTCTACATTTTATGAAAGAGAAAGGACACACTACTGTACCTCAGCTTTATTATGAGGGCGTTCACATTAATAAAGAGAATACTTATGATTATACCAAAGAACAACTTAGCGCTTTAATTTTAGAAGCTCAAGATGCGCAATGGCCTTGGCAAGATAGTGGTATAGAGCAAGGTATATAATGAATCCGTTTAACTACCTTAATAGTATTAACCATACTAAGCAAGATATAATGAAAGATGACCTTGATGAGAAGGGGTATAATTCCTTTCTTATTAATCGTAGTCTTTCTTACTTCTACGACACAGTGGGTATGGCTAATGTTATGAATCGCTATCACCACCTCGATAATAAACTCAAATATGCTTTTCTTATAAATATCATTCGTAAACGTAAAAGATTTTCGAAATGGATGAAACCAGAAACTGAGAGTGATATTGAAGTGGTTAAGCAATACTATGAGTATAGTAACGATAAAGCAAAGCAAGTATTGCCCCTTCTATCACCTGAACAAATAAATATAATAAGACAGAAGGTGAGCAAAGGTGGAACTAAATAATAATATTGTAGAATGGCAGCCTCAAGACATGCTTGAGGTAGTCTTAAACGAACCAGATGATTTTCTTAAAGTTAGAGAAACATTAACTCGAATGGGAGTGGCTTCTC